CGTGATGGGTGAGGGCCGGGGGATGGTTCCCCGGCCCTCGATCGTTGGTTCTAGGCCCGTTTCGTGGCCCGTGCGATGGCCTGGGTGAGGCCTTTCATGTACTGCTCGGATGCGGCGACCGCGGTGTGTTGGCGGTCGCGTTTGGTGTATAGCTGTGTGAGGGCGTGTGTGTATGCGCCCGGTTCGGCTTTCTCGAGGCTTTCAACGATCTTGATTTCCTCCAGTGTGTGGCGGAGCGCGTCTGCGCGGTGGCTGAGGCGTTTGTTGCTCGTTTCGAGGAGCTTCTGTAGATCTGCCATAGGTCCTCCTGAGCTGGGCGCGTCTGATCGCGCCGTGGTTAGCGCCGCGGCAAATGCAGCTGCATTTGCTGTTGAGGTGTGCCGTGAGGCACGCGGCGCAGCAGAGAGTTGAGTCTGTCATGGTGATGTAAGATAATATGCCGGTGCGTGTGTGTCAAGCGCCGGTGTCTGTTCGGTCTCCGTGCGGAGACCAGGTAGTGCCCGGGGAGCTCCCCGGAGGGGAGGTCCCCCGATAACACTTCAGTTCCTTGTTCAAGAAGTGTTGACTGACACCGCCTCTTGACAGCCTTGAGCTGGGTGAGTATCTTATGCCCCATGGACATGTTGGAGTTCGTGAAGCGTGTGCGCATTATACGCGCGCGTTTTCCTGGAATGTCTGTTACGTCCTGGGGCCGGAGTGTTGCTCATAATGCGGCTGTCGGTGGTGTCAGTTTGTCGAAGCACCTGGATTGGTGCGCGGTAGATGTTGTGTGGGATGTTGTTCCTCCGTTGGAGGAGTTAGAGGAGGTGTGTGTTTTGGCGGGTTTACGTGTTATTCGTGAGCAGTCTCACGATCACTTGGAGGTGTTGGATGTCTCGGCGTCGCGGTAGGATGTCTCGTGGTCATTCGCGTCGGAATTTCCGGGGTGCGGCTGGTCCGCATCCTCGGAATGTGGTTCGGCCTATGAGAGGAGGGTATCGGCTGTGAACTGGACTGGTGTCTTTAAGTGGCTGGCGGTTGCGGCGACGGTGGCTGCAGCTGTGGGTGCGGCGTTGCATTGCCTTGGTGGCCTGGCCCATATAGGTGGTTAGTATGGCGTGCTTTCATCCGTGGCGGATGGAGGTGAATGATGTGGTGCAGGTGTTGCCTTGTGGTCAGTGCCGTGGGTGTCGGGCGGCGTATGCCCGTGAGTGGGCGATGAGGTGCATGCATGAGGCGTCAATGCATGCTGATAATTGTTTTCTTACTCTCACTTATAGTGATGAGTACCTTCCTCGGAATAATAGTCTCGATAAGAGCGCGTTCCCTTTGTTCATGAAGCGGCTGCGGAAGGCGATTGCGCCGCAGAGAGTGAGGTATTTCCATGTGGGTGAGTATGGGGAACGTAGTGGTCGTCCTCACTATCATGCTTTGCTTTTTGGTTATGACCCGCCCGATAAGGTGCTGTTTTCGGTGCGGGCGGGTTTTCCTGTCTTTACGTCGGATGGACTGCGTGCGGCATGGCCGTATGGATTACATGAGGTGGGTTGTGTCACAGCGCAGAGCGCAGCGTATGTGGCTAGGTATGTGAGGAAGAAGATGACGGGTAGTTGGAGTAAGGCGAAGTATGGAGATCGGGAGCCTGAGTATGGTACTATGTCTCGTAACCCGGGTATTGGGGCGGGGTGGATTGATAGGTATATGTGTGAAGTTTTCCCAGCAGATAGTGTTGTGGTGCGGGGAAAGTTGTTCAAGCCGCCACGGTATTATGCCGAGAGAGTATCCCGTTGTAAGCCTTTGATGATGGATGGTGTGAAGTTCGCGCGGTTTCAGGCGCGGAAGCGTGATGAGGAGACCGCGGAGCGGTTGGCTGTGCGGGAGAAGTGTGCGATCGCACGGGAGGATCTGTATAGAGAGGGGGAGCTATGAAGTTGCAGGCTTTTGCGGTGCGTGATAGTAAGGCGGAGGCGTTTTTTCCGCCGTTTTTTCAGGGTACGGTAGGCCAGGGTGAGCGGACGTTTGTGGATTTGTGCCGTGATGGGAATGTGGAGTTGTCGAAGCATCCTGGTGATTATCAGTTGTATCTGGTTGGTGGTTTCGATTCTGAGACAGGTGCGTTGAGTGCGGTTATTCCGATGGTTATTCTTTCGGGAGAGGAGGTAGGTAATGGCTAGTATGAAGCGGATGCCGTCGGTGATGCCGTCGCAGCATCAGTTTGCGCAGGTGCCGTCGGTGTCTATAGAGCGGTCGGTCTTTGATCGGTCGCATGGTTACAAGACAACGTTTGATCCTGGGTATTTGGTGCCGGTGTTCGTGGATGAGGTGTTGCCAGGGGATACGTTCCATCTGAATATGTCGTGTTTCGCGCGGTTAACGACGCCGTTGAAGCCTCTGATGGATAATATGTATTTGGAGTCGTTCTTTTTCTTTGTGCCGTATCGGTTGGTGTGGTCGAATTTTCAGAAGTTTATGGGTGAGCAGGTGAATCCTGGGGATTCGATTTCGTTTGTGGTGCCGCAGATAAATGATGCGGTGAATTTCGCGGCTGAGTATGTGAGTGGCAGTTTGATGGATTATTTTGGGTTGCCGTTGGCGGCGGATAGTGCTGTTTATAGTCATTCGGCGTTGCCGTTTCGGGCATACAATTTGATTTATAATCAGTGGTTTCGTGATGAGAATTTGATTAATTCGTTGCCGGTGCCGGTGACTGATGGGCCTGATACAGCTGGTGCACCAGGAGGGTATAGTGTGCGGTTTCGTGGTAAGCGACATGATTACTTTACGTCATGTCTGCCGTTTTTGCAGAAGGGTACAGCTGTGAGCTTGCCGCTTGGTGGTTCGGCTAGGATTGCGCATCCGGGGCCTGCGGTGTCTGGTAGTGTGGATGTGTGGTCTACGGCTGATGCCGGGTATCGGCGTCTGGATGTGCTGGCGTCGCCAGCGAATGTGCGTTTGTCGGGTGCGGTTGGTGCTGTGGGGACGTCATTGACAGCGGATCTATCGACGGCGACGTCTGTGACTATTAATGATCTGCGATTGTCGGTGCAGACACAGAAGTTTTTGGAGCGCGATGCGCGTGCTGGTACGCGGTATACGGAGATTGTGCGGTCGCACTTTGGTGTTGTGTCGCCGGATGCACGGTTGCAGAGGCCGGAGTATCTTGGCGGTGGTTCGAGTCCTGTGGTTGTAACTCCTATTGCTCAGAATACGCAGAGTGGTTTGACTGGTGGTACGACGCCGCAGGGGAACTTAGCCGGTATTGCGACGATTGCCGCGTCGGGGCATGGTTTTCATAAGTCGTTTACGGAGCATGGTGTGATTATCGGTATTGTGAATGTACGGGCTGATCTGACGTATCAGCAGGGTTTGGAGCGTATGTGGTCGCGGTCAACGCGGTTTGATTTTTATTGGCCTGAGTTTGCGCATCTCGGAGAGCAGGCGGTGTTAAATAAGGAGATTTATTGTAAAGGTATTGGTGCGGATGGTAGCGTGTTTGGGTATCAGGAGCGGTATGCGGAGTATCGTTTCAAGCCGAGTCGTATTACAGGTAAGTTCCGTAGTACGTATGCCACGCCTTTGGATATGTGGCATTTGTCGGAGAAGTTTGTGGCGTTGCCGACTCTTGGGCAGACGTTTATTGAGGATCATACGGCGACGATTCTGAACCGGTGTGTGGCAGTGACGTCGGAGCCGAAGATCTATTTTGATGCGTTCTTTAAGCTGAAGTGTGCGCGACCGATGCCGGTGTATGGCGTGCCTGGTTTGATGGATCACTTCTAGGAGGTGGAGTCATGGGTGCGTGGCTGGTGCCGTTGATGGCTGGTGCTGCTGAGATTGCAGGTGGTAAGATGCAGCTTGATGAGCAGGAGCGGATGGCGCAAAAGCAGATGGATTTTCAGGAGCGGATGAGTAGTACGGCGTGGCAGCGTGGTGTGAAGGATATGCGAGCGGCGGGTATTAATCCGATGTTGTCGTTTATGCAGGGTGGTGCCAGCTCGCCTGCTGGTGCGATGGCGCCGGTGCCGAATGTGTTAGGTGGAGCTGTGTCCAGTGCGTTGCAGGCCCGAAGTGCGATGCAGGGTTTTGATATGATGCGGAAGCAGATGGATAATGTAGATATGGATACGTTGAAGAAGCAGGCGGATGCGAAGTTGTCGTTTCAGCAGGCGGAGACTGCTGGTACAGCTGCGTTGGTGAATAAGGCCCAGGAGGCGTTCATTCGTGCTGGTACGCCGTTTAAGGCAGCCGTTGGAGGTATTGCGAAGGATGCGCAGGGTTTGTATGAGTGGTTGAAGGATAAGATGAGTGATGTTCCTGGTAACTTTCAGGATTGGTGGAGTGGTTTGCAGCGGTCGGCAGCGCGTCAGATGGGTGGTCCTGGCCCGTATAAGTATTTTGGTGAAAGGAGGAAGTGATGAAGGACGTGGTGCGGAGTGCTGGTGATGGTGAGCAGGCGAAGTATTCGGACGCAGCTGTTGTTGTGCGGCCGGAGTCTGAGGAGCCGATGACGCGGCAGAGTGAGGCTGATCAGGCGGATATTAATAAGATTTTGGAGCGGTTTGCGAAGTCTGGTATTGTGCCGATTGTGGAGCGTCCTGGGGAGTTTCTGGATGTCTCGGAGATTGGTGATTTCCGGCAGGCGTTGGAGCAGGTGAGTATTGCACGGGAGTATTTTGGGCGGCTGCCAGCTGATGTGCGGCTGAGGTTTGATAACGATCCCGCGGCGCTGTTGGATGCGGTGAACGATGCCGCGCGTCATGATGAGCTGGTGAAGCTTGGTATCTTGGAGAAGGGTGAGCCCCCGGCGGGATCCGAACCCCGGGCGGGGTCTGAGGGTCCGCCGGCTGGTGGAGCTCCACCAGCTGCGTGAGCAGGGGCGTGATGGGTGAGGGCCGGGGGATGGTTCCCCGGCCCTCGATCGTTGGTTCTAGGCCCGTTTCGTGGCCCGTGCGATGGCCTGGGTGAGGCCTTTCATGTACTGCTCGGATGCGGCGACCGCG